GATATGAACTCGCCGCAAAGGTTCTACAAGCCCTGAATATCCCACTTTCCCCTGTCTTATCTGCCCCAAATCGTGAGCTACTATAAGCTCACAATCTTTACTAACCTCACATGGTTTATCTAGCCGCACTTTCCATATTATTCTATATTTGCCCGTATCATACTCCTCACATCTAGACTCTATAATATCCTCAAGGTAATAAACCTTGTCACACAGTTTCACGGGTATTGTTCCTTTGTTGAATCCTAAAGCTATTGCCCAATAAGGACTTCTTATATCTATATTACCTTCGGCAAAAGGTTCTACCTTTATCATTAGCTCACCGCCAGAATAAATATAATCCTCAACTCGAAAACCGCCTATAAAACGGTTGCTGTGAAGCACGCCAGCTCTTATAAAAATGAATACATCATCATACAGTTCCTGTAGAGAAGACGCCAACCCCGCCAATGAGTATATTCCAGCTTTGAAACCGCTCCACCAATCTCCATCATCTTCAGCCCATATATATCCTTCTGAAGTATCAACTAGAGCTCGAAAAACATTTATACTACCAAGTTCTGGCTTCAAAGCTGTAACTCCCCCATTTATTCCCGACCCGCTAGCATCTATATGCGCACTGCAATCATTCACTAACTTGAGCGCCGCCATTAAAATGCCACTTTCTATCCATACTTCATCATTGCCCACCTCGCAGGTTACCTTAATAGGAATATCATTGCTGGCGGAAACAGCAGGATAACTGGCAAGCCACTGCCGCTGCTCATTTATCTCATCTTTATCCTCTACTGTATAAGGCACAACAGTATCTAGCGGCATCGTGTCTAAAGGTTGATAATCCAGCAAACCGCAATAACCTTTCTCTTTGTAAAATTCAGGCAAAGAAGGCGATATTTTCAGTAAATCTTCTGATATATTACAACGATGCGCCCCATATACATCCTCATACTTTACCTCTAGCAGGTCCATAAGCCACTTATAGACATCCGTCCATCCCTTGTCTGACAGAAAATAGGGGGCATCTTGGATGAGAAGGCGGCGGCGGTCATCTTTCAAAAATTCCTGCAAGCTTATGCCCAATAACAATATCTCAAGAAAATAGAGAAAGTCTGGCGGTTTGAAATAAGCCAAAGACCGCTGCTCAGGTGCCGCCCTTACCCGCTTGGAATATTCTACTATCGCCCGCTGCTGTAAAATGTCATGAGTAGTCAACCTGAAAAGCCGCTCATTGTTGTTGAGATGCCATCCCTGCCCTAGTTTATAAAATTCAGTTCTATCTTCAAAAGCCGCTCCATAAGTGCAGGTTACATCCTCACCCGCTTTTACTTCCTCTTTAAACCCAAAATGATAAAACCCTGTTTGATAATTGATAGTATTCGGTATGTTAGAATCCCCCGTTTCAATATCTCCTACCAAGTTGCCTTCTCCATCATCTACAATCACCATCTCCTCATCTGCCGCATTCAAAGCCGTAAACTTTATCGAACCTAAAACCAAAGGCGTCTTTGGCAATGTGCCATATATGTTCTTACCATTGCTCGTGCCCTCAATATCTATCGTGACCGTCTGCAACTGCCCATACCATATCTCATAGCGCTTGTATTCCTCTGTTTCCCCAAGCAAGGTTACCTTGCCCAGATATACATCACTGCTACGACTTAACAAAAGGTCTTTATGATGCACATCGTAGAGGGCAGCTAATTTGTCAAGTCTATGCTTGATATACTCTATCTCATCAGCAAAAGCCTCCAGCAGCTTCTTCAACAAATTCTGCTGTCTGTCATCTTCTTCTTTGTAGAATTGCGGCAAGAGGTAAAGTAAATGATATTTGCCAAACCAAGTATGCCCAAAAGGACTGTGCCCGAAAGGTCCTATCCCAAAATGCCCACCTCTATATAACCATTTCCAATCCATAGCTTACCTCGACTCGCCCTTTGCAATCATGATTGCACAGCCGCCACATTGGCAACTGTATGCACATTCACCACAATTTCACCTTTTACAATAACCTCTTGTTCATTTACTTCTACATCGCCGCTGTCCGCTTTTTTCCCTGAAGGATCAGTGCTGGTAACCACAATTACTCCATACAACACATTGGGAGTATTGTTTAGAACTTCATACAAATCAGAAAGGCGCAATGCCCTGCCAAAATCCATCTGCAAAAACAGGTTGTCAAGCCGCTCCAGAAAGTCTTGCTTGACTTCCGCCATATTGATCCCTATAGGCACAAACAAATCACATTGCAGATTGACCTTTACAAGCATATAGCTGCCGTCAATTACCACAATGTCTGTTGTAGCATTGCACCGCTTGTTCAAATAATCCTGCAAAGCCGATATGAGCTGCTCTGAAGGAGCTGTGTAAAATCCTTTTTCATCACGGGCAAGTATCGGCACACTTACCGCATTTACCCTGCTATCGCTTGCCACTATGGAATTATAATATTGCTGTAGTTGCCCCAGTTTGGCAAGAGCAGTCGGGATAGAATAAGGTTCGTCGCTTTCCACAAAAGCTTGATAGCTAGGAGTAAATCCCAAAGGAATATCAGAAGATCCATACCGCAGCTCTGCTATTTTGTCTATTATCATATCAATCCTTGCCGCCGCTATAGTTGCATAGGAATAAATTGCACTTATTCGATCCTCTGCCGTTGTGATGTTGTTAGTAATGTTGTTAAGGTTAGAAGCCAGTCCAGACAACTCATCATTCAAAACATCACAGTAAGCTTGGATATTTTCTGCCCAAGCTTGTATTTTATCAGTATCAGGATTATCTTTTTGCGCTTCTTCTACAATTTTCCCCGCCAAATCATTTATGTTATCCTTCAACTCAGCCGAATAACTACTGTGCCCTTTAGCTTGGCGAGAATTGACTTCTATTTCATACAAGAGTCCGCTGGGTCCAGAACCATCATAAAGAAAATTCGCCTCATTGTGAATATTAAGAGAACCAGAAACTAAATAATCTTTAGCCTCATCTGCTTGGGTATCCATGCTTTCAAGGGCAGTATGGTAAGACGCCCCTGATTTCATTGTCAAATCAAAGAACAGCCGCAACTGGTTGATAAAGACAGATAAGTCATTTATGAGCAAGGCGAAAGTTACATCACTATCACCAGAGCGGCTTGTGATGGCTTTTGCTGCCGCCACCGCCCCATAATTGGGATCAACAAAATTCTTTGCCAAAGTCTCTATGTCATCCTTTGTAATTGCCACATTTCTTGCTTTGAACCAATTGGGAATGGCCGCCCGCACTGATTCTATCGGTTCAGGATCAGCCCCCATAGATGATGGTTGAGCATTATCTACACTCTGGATTTTTACCGTTTCACCATGCAGATATAAAGTGTCTATAGCTGAAGTGATAGAATGGGCTAAAACTCGCCCTGCACTGCCCGAACATTGCACATAAGATATCTCTATAGAAGCCCCAGCAGGGGGAATTTGCCCCGCCGCCCCATTCCCAAACCTTACATACACATCATCTCGCCCATACCATACCTCATATTGCTTGTTTACTCCATACTCAATAAAATTCACCTCTTGCCATTCTTCACCATTTACTTTGACCTTTACAGTTTTGTCAGCTACGAATTTGCCGCTTTCAACTTTGGATAATCTGAATACCTGATTTGCCGCCCCCGAACTCACATAAAATTCCTTGACCGTGAAACCCTCTCCAACTTCTACATCCATCTGCGTTGTATTGGGCAATATGTAATTTTCAGTCAAAGTCTCAAATATCAAGCCGTGAGGACCTGAAAACCTGAACCCTGCTGGTATCAGAATAGAATCTGAATAAGACTGCTCAAGGGTAATAGTTACTACCGCCGTGCTTCGGGCTGCCCCATGTGCTCTATATCCTACCAAACGGGCAAGCCGCCGCACTGAACTATCCAATACCGCCGTATATGGGAAAAGCTCACTGGCATACCTGTCCGCATAAAATATCAAATTTTCAATAGCATGCGCTACAAGGTCGAGAATGACAACCCCCAAATCGCTTTCCCGAAAGTCGTCAAATTTGTCTTGATAATAATCCTTTACGCGCTGCTGTAATTCCGCCAAAATCGTATCAAAATCCTTGCCCCAGTAATATACCCTGTTGTTATTCATTGCTTGTTTCCCTTTCTAAAGTTAAGCTCATTTTCTCCTCTTGCCCTCTTAAATAATACTGCAAATCAACAAAAATGGCTTTATCTTCAATGGTGACTTCTACCTTTGTCAACTGGATACGAGGCTCAAACTTTTGCAGGGCTTGTATCACTTCTTGCCGCACTTCTGCCGCCAGCAAATTTGACTCATTTTCAAATAGCAATTTGTATAAGTTAGACCCGAAATAAGGACGCATCACTCTACTGCCCTTTGGAGTTAGCAAAATCTGCTTGATGGATGCCTTTATCAAATCACCTTCAGTGGCTGGTTGCGGCAACTGAAGATAGCTTCTATATGGAAAATCAAACCCCTTCATTATGACAACCTCCCTTTTCCTACAATGGACAGTCAAAATCAACCGACGGCAAAGAAGGCAATGAAGGCAAAGAAATTGAAGGGGGAAATTGCGGCATTGGTATTGATAAACTGGGCAATGAAGGTAACTTCACAGAGGGCAGCTCCACATCAGGAATATCTATAGAGGGCAAAGATGGCAAACTGGGCAAGCTGATAGATGGCGGAAATTGCGGCATTGGAATCGACAAACTCGGCAATGAAGGTAATTTCACATCTATACCTATATCTGGAATGTCTATTGAAGGCAGACTGGGCAAGCTGGGCAAGCTAATAGACGGTGGAAACTGCGGCATAGGAATCGATAAACCAGGCAATGACGGTATTTTACATTTACTCATCGCCGCCCTTCCCTCATCTTTGCAATCATGATTGCAAAACCTCTATCCTTACCCATTCCCGCCATAATATTCTACATAATTTTGAATTTTTGAGACAAAGCAGTTACCCAGTTTGGCGGTGTTATCGGTGGCGTTGGTGGCGATGTAGGTCCACCGCTGCCGCCTGGCGCTGTATGAATATGAGTGTTGATAGCTGTTATAAGCTGTGTCAGCAAAGCTACCAGCTTATTTCCTAATACTGCAGGTTCACTGCCCGCTCCACCTCCACCACCTGCTCCCATTGGGGCACAGCTAGCCCCGCCCGTTGCAAAAGTTATGCTACCTGCTGCCAACACAAGATTAGGTGCCATCAATTGCAATGTATTCCCTACCTGCAAGCTAGACCCCGCATTGCTAGCTAACACTATCCCCGAACTGCCCAATGTTATCGTATTCCCATCAGAGTTGATGATTGTTATTTCGCCTGAATCGGCATTCAAATAAACCATCTGCCCCGTTTTTGAAGCCACAATCACTGAACCATTATCCAGCAATGAAACATGCGAATTGCCCTTGTGTTTTATAACAACCTTTTCCTTCCCTTCTCTGTCGTCAAACCTTATCTCATGCCCCGCCTTCGTCTTTACCCCTCGAACAAATTTCTTATCTTCAGCCTGTCCTTCCGACTGCCATTCTTCAGCAGTCTCTCCTTTCGCCCACCATCCCCCTATGTATAGAGGATATTCAGGTCGCCCCCCTTCAAAAATTACCCATACAAAGTCGCCTTTGTCTGGTGGGAAAAATATTCCTGCATCTTTAGCGGCAAACGGCATTACAGGCCATGCCCAGTTCTCTGAAACTTTGTCATCCTTTCTATGCATCACAGCAGGCACTTTAACCACTACCCGCCCCAACTTCTCTGGATCATCATTGTTGACCACTTCCCCCCGATATACACCATAATACAACCCAAAATACTCAAGTCCATAATGCAATAGCTTTTGCAAAAAATCAGCAAATATCATGCTATTCCTCCCTGAGAAGCCTCCCAGTCACCTAGATTTTTAATCTTTTTCTTCACTTTCTCGCCTTCAGCGCCTGGCATCGATTGTCGTATTACCTGCAAAGATGTTGACCATCCATCATCAAGCTTGTGCGAAACCTCCAGAATGTAATACATTCCATCGAGGCGCTGACAAAGCCCCTCTAGCTTGATATATTTGCCAGGCCAAAAATCGGGCAACCCTATAGTCTCAATTGTGGCTCGTGCGGCAACTTCAGCACTGTTATGCGCCTTCGTCAATAAACTTTTTGCCCCTTCCTTGTCTCGACCCATGTTTGTATATATGCTTTTGCCATATACATCAGGAGCAGCTTCTTTTTGCTGGTCTGTCCTGCCCGCCTCTTTCCTGTCAAATTGCTCAGGCACCGCAGGCTTGTCTTCTGATGTATCCTCAACCTTTTTCTTTTCCTCTAAACTAATATCGGCGCTATAAGCTGACCGCCACAACCCATACCTTACTATATTGCCCTCAAACTCTATGCTATATGCTGGATATATCTTGTTTTCTAAATCCATCTGCCCATAGAACCTCAAAGTGCCCACTAAATCAGGCTCGCAGTCTATAGCTTCAACAATAAATCCAAACACAGAAACCTCAGTTTCGCCCGATCTGTAACTCAATACTTTCCCCCCTTGTCTTAAGCGGCAATTTGCCAGCCGCAAAAGCTTGTCTAAATAAGCTCTGTCATTTTCACAACCACTCTGGTCAAAATACACCTTTCCCTTAAAATATTCTTCTGTCGCTCGGCTGTCATCAATAGCTAACTCATACTTAACTGGAATTTCTGAACTTGCATTCTTTGCCGCCTCAGCTAACATATTATTCAGCACTTCTTTGACAAGCTTTTGAATAGTCTTACCCTCTGCCAAAATACCTGAATTCATGTCCTCTAAGCTGCCCAATCCTCCTATAGCCCTAACTGTTACAGATATGCTTTCACCAAAAGATACCTCAGGCACAGGATCGGCTATTATACCTACGAAAGATATATATTTGCCCAATGAAGGATATCCCAGCTTTATCCATACCGTATCTTGAGGATGAAATAGGTTCAGCTTGTCAACATCAAATACTTGCCGAAACCCCTCCAATGTCAACTCTAGGTTAATCTCTGCTCTTATGGTCCAGCCTGCCCCGCTTTCTGCAGGGCATGTCATCTGCAAAGAAAGTCCGCTATATCCTAAAGGTCCACCGCTGTATCGAGAAGATACCGCCGCCCCGCTTCCCTTTGATGGCATATATCCTAGCATATGCAGCTTCTTTGTTTTATGTGAAACAACACCAACTATAGCTTGAGGATCAGCTAAATGTTTCAAATCTGCCATTTGCCGCTCCTCAAGACATCAAGATAACCTTCTTTACATAATCAGGCGAAGGGATGATGAGTTGCCGCCCCGCATAAATCAATGCTGATGGATTATAAGCATCATTCGCCAAAGCTATTACCCACCATAAGCGAGGATCGCCGTAGAACTTATAAGCAATTCCCGACAAAGTATCCTGCCCCTTCACTGTATATATCAGGTCATCATCAGTTTTGATTTTTCTGCGTGCCGAAAACCCCGTGAAAAAGCGCCCTTCACTATCCTTTGCCTCAACCCCTATTGCCCAAGATGTATATGTATAATGCTGCGGCATCTTTGTCTCCTCATTTTTGATTGCCTTGTTTCCTTTTTGCAATCATGATTGCAAACCACATTGTCTTACATTGTCACACCTGCCGTCGCCAACCTGCGCTGCCCCTCTTTCTCTACTGCTTTGAACATCTGTTTGGCATCTCCTTTCAATTCTACCTTTGTAGCTGGTGCAGGTCTGCCCATTTGCTTTATCTGTTGCTGTAGCTGCTTCATTGCCTTCGCAAGCTGAATAATAGCCTCTACATTGAATTTCAATGCTTCTGTTAACATCTTCATATTTTGATTTGTTTCTGTGACTACAGCAGGCGAAACTGGTGCTGGTGTAGGAGCTACTGCCGCCGCCGCTTGCAACTGTTTCCCCGTTGGCACTCCTTTAGGCAAAGCCGCAGGCGCCCCACCGCCACCACCCCAAATCAGTCCGCTTATCTTTTTGCCAATTAGCGCCGTCCATCCCCCTTTCCAGTATTCTTTTCCCGCTGCTAGCACCTTTTCTTGACTGGCAAGCTTTTCCTTGAATTGTCTCTTTTCTCGCTCCCGCCTTTCTCTATCATAAGCTTCTTCTAATTTTCTGGTCTTTCGAGCTAAATCCTCAGCAGCCTTTGCTTGCTCTTTACTCCATTCTTTACTCCAGTCTATTAGCTTTCGAGCAAGACCACCTGCCCCTATCTTACTCAGGAAAGCCGCAAACCGCTCCACAAGAAGCTGAAGAATCGGCGCTACTATTTTTGCTTTGAAAAGGGTAATTACCCAATCCTTGAATAAGAGCAACTTCTGCATGGCATACTTTATCCCTGCTACAAAATCCTGCCATATATGCTTGATAGTTACTCCAATATCCTCAAAAATCGCTGCAAAATAATCCGAATACTTAATAGCATCCCGTATGATGGCAACAATCGCCGTCAAACCTGCCACTATAATTCCAATTTTGACTGCCAACAAAGCCGTTGCCTTGAGCCTTGCCCAACTCAATACTGTTATTCCCTTCTCAAGTAACAGCTCTTTAACCTTTAACCCAATTCTCACTATTACATTGGTTACCAACCATTTGCTGACTTTCCAAATCCCCAACATAGAAGCCTGCGCCGATTTCAATATGCCAAGAAACAATCCATATTGCTTCACCATCGCCGCCACCATAACCCCGCCAACAATCAACCCTACTTGCTTTATCCTCTGAGCCGTATCCCCCGCCTTCCACCATTCTATAAACTTGTTCACTGCCTTTTTGCCAAGCAACCATATTGACTTTAGAAAAGCATCCTCAAATGCCATTCCTGCTATTGCAACTTTCTGTTCACCTTCCTTTGCCCCAAAAAACTCCACAATTTTATCAAGAATTTTCGCCCCAAGCTTTTTCGCTTCACCTACCGTCTTCACAAGAGCATCCCAAATGGCTGAACCTATTTTTGACCAGTCAAGCGTATCTATCACATCCATAAAAGTATCATAAAACGCTACCCCTGCTTCCCAAAACGCCTGCTTCAGTTCTGGCCAAGCTTCTTTAAATCCTTCATATATCCCTTTGATCATTTGAGGGGCACTTCTAACAAGCACTACAATTATTTGCCCAATAGTCTTTGCTATTCCCTTCGCCATTCCGACTATATCTTTACCAAAGGCTTTGGCTAATGCCCGCATTCCTTCTTCTGTTTTCAGAGCATCTTTGGGCATTTTTTTGAAAACTCGCGCCACATTCTCAAATGGAGGAATTAGCGCCATCCAGCCCATGCGGCTAACCAGAGCTGCTTTGCGCATTAGCTGCCCCAAAGCCGTATTGCTTGTTCCTAACTTGTCAATGTTCTTAGCTATCAATCCATATGATTTGAGCAACCGCTTGGTGTATTGAACTACATCTTTTTGAGCTATTCGCCTGAAGGCATATCTTACCCGTTCCTGCGCCAGCTCAAGCCATTCAGTAAGACTGCGCCCTGTCCTGTAAGCCTTTGCTATAGCATTTTGATATTTGCCAAATCCCCCTGCCCCTTTTTCTGTTTCTGCCCGCAATCGGGCTATCTGTTTGGCGGACAAGTCTAAATTGCCCCTCAACAACCATAGCAAGTCTGCATTTTCGCCCAAAATATGCTGGAGACGAGAAAGAGCTACTTGAGCCTCAGGCATCCCTTGCGCCGCCAATTCTTGCCAATACTTAAATGTTTGTCTCAAAGCCGCTGCAAAGTCTAATGGTCCTCTTTGAGCTGCTTCAAATAGTTTTCTGATATCACCCTGAAAAACCCCTGCCTGTTCTCCTAGGCTTTCAAGGCCCGACCCAAGCCCCACAAGAACTTTTTGCCAGTTTTCTATTATTCCTGCCGTTCTTCCAAAAACCTCTCTTGCCTTTTGTATAGCTTCTTCAGAGGACATACCTTGAGCTTTGAAGGCGGCAGCCAGCAAATATACCTGCTTGATCATCTTCAAAGTCCATTGAGATGCTTCTTGCTCATTTTTAGTTACTTTGGCTGCCACCGCCCCCACTTCAGTTGCTATTTCGGGCAATAGAGATAATGCCGCCGCCCCCATCCTCATTGTTTGTGATATGTAAATTATTTGTCCATGGAATTCTCTAACTACCTCACGCGGCAATCTAAAACTCTGCAAAAATCCAGACATATGAACTGCCCAAGCCTTGGCATCCAATCCCGCCGCCTTCAAAAATTTCATATAGTCTTTCAGGTTCTTAAATCCTACATCCCGCAGAGTTAGATGCTGTTCTACCAAAGCCGCATAAGCTTCAACAACTTCTTCTACACCCAAATTGAGGGCAACTGCCGTGCTTACAAATTGTGAACGATATTTCTCTAGTGCCTTTGCTGTCTTTTCACCTATGTTTACTCTAACCCTTTCAAGCGCTTTATCTACTTCTATAGCTCCCCGCTCAAATACCGTAAGACTATCCTGCACCGCCTTGCCCGCAAAAGACTCATGCACCTGCTCGGAAAGACCCTTAACCCGCTCTGCTAATTGCCTTATTGATACCGCTGATACGGTCTCTATAAACACAGAAAGCTTCTGCCAGCGGCTAATAGAAGCGGCATGAGACGCTGTCTCATCTATATTCTCTAATGCCTCATTCAAACGCCTTGCCGCCTTTGTCGCCCCTTGATCCTTTCCTTTGAAAATGAACCCTACTCCAAAATTGAGCATCCCTGCCGCCCTTCAAACCTCTTTGCAATCATGATTGCAAACTACATTGCCCTACATTTGCCACCATCTTATCGCCTTCTAACCCTTGCCGCCGCCTGCAATTGCTCTAGCTTCCTTGCCATCTCCTGTTCTCTGTCTGCCTTATTCCTCAATAACCTATACCGCCTTGAATAAGGCATGCTCATCAGATCATTATACGATAAACCTAACATCTCCATCCCAGCTAACAAATGGTTTTCCAAAACCTCTATATCTCCTGCGGGAAGAAAAAACCCCGCTGCGCTGGGTCCAATATGGATTGGAATTCATAGCCGCACTCTGGACAAGTAACCTCCAATGTTGTATCCACGCCGCCCTCCATCTCCTCAAATTTGTTCCGCAAAAACATCCTATCTCTGTAAGACAATGACTTTACAATTTCCAATCCTGTTGGCGATTTGTCTATAGGTGTTCCATTTAGCTGCTTCAACCTGCCCAAAATCGCAATGGATAACACATTATCAGCTTTGCTCAAACGGGCAAGCTGCCGCTCGGTTGCCCCTCGATAAACCTCCAATATTGCCTTTTTGCCCGACGGCAACTCAACCTCTACTTCATCTTGATATTCAGCAGGTCTTTTTATCTCCAAAGTGCTCAAATCCACTGTTGCCGTGAACTTCTTTTTGCACTGTGGACAGGTAAACTCCATCCTGAAAATGTCCCCAAGAGTCGCCCGCCGCAATAAAATCAAAAGATATACCCTATCTGAAACAACCATATTGTCAATGATCTGCGCAATTTGCTGCCTGTCGGTTATATCTCCTATGCTCACTACACATTGTTTGATAATGCGGTCAAAGCGCTCCATTGGCGGCAAATTGTCATTCGCTAAAATGTCCTCTTCATACCCCGTCATCTCCCGCAAGGTAATGTCCTCAATGCGCCGCCCATCTACCACAACTCCATAAATCAACTTATAAGTGTCCTGACTGCTCTTTGGCATCTCAATCATGATCAGCCCTCCTTTTCAATTAACTCTTTGTTTCGCCTGTCATATTCCCATATATAATCAGCTATCATAACCCTAATAATATCAGAAATGGAGCGCCCTTCTTCTTCCGAAATCTCCCGCAGTCTGTCATATATGCTACGCTTGAGCTGCACATTTAACCTTACTTCATTGTTCAGTCTGCCCCTGCCCATCATTTTACCTCATTGCTCATCTTTTGCCCTTGCAATCATGATTGCAAACCTTACTTCATTTTACCTCAAAATTTACTCATCGCTCCTCAAAAAAAAGAACTAAGCCATCAGAGCAACTTCTGTCAAGTCTTCATATTCTACATCTAGCTCGACAAGGGAAACATCCCCCGATGAAGCATCAAAATCGGAAGCCACCTTGCAACGGGCAGGGATACAACCTTCTAAAAGCCAAGCTTTGGCTGGGACAAAAGGTGCCAATGTAATAGGACCAAAGGAAATCTGTGCCTCTCCACCTGTCATTGCCGCTATGTTGTAATTGGTAAAGTGAATCAGAAGGAGTGTGCGGCGGCTGCCTGTTTTCCCCTGTAGATACTTCATCGTCCATCTGTAAAAATCCGAATCTCCCCAAAATGCCCCTCTTGATAGAGTGATAGTATTCAAAGAAGCATATGGCGCTGCCTTGTAAGGATATATCCTATTCCCTGCCCGAATCGTCTCTACCTCTAATGATATCTCAGGGCTTGTGATCTGTGAAAAGCCAAAAACGGGCAAGAGCACAAAAAGGTCTAAAAGTCCAGTCCAGTCCGTAGGCACATCGAAAAGCCAAAACCTGAAGCTCTGAAGATGATCCCAAAGCCGTAATCTAGCCATTTATCACAATGTAGGTATGGTAATAGGTGGCTGCAGAGGCAGCTTGACCTTAGGTGCTTTGACCGTAAAGTATTCATAAGCTACATCGAGCTCGCCAATTGAAATATCCGCCGTAGTAGCATCCAAATCGCCCGCTATTTTACAACGAATTGGAAAAGCCTCATGCAAAATATACTGCTTGGCTTGATCCCAAGAGATCTCCAATTTGTGCGGTGCATTCAGGTCACCCCTTGTCATCTCATCTCTATGCAAGTGGTAAATTGTCACATCAGCTCTATATTCCTCACCCGTTTGCGCCCTCATCATCCAGTCGAAAAACACCGTATCTGTCCTTGTCATCCCTCTGGTCATAGTCACATCACTATAAGTAGGCACGCCAGGATATTTCCGTGTGTAAATCCAGTTACCTTCTCGATATTCCACCGCATCTTGGCTTACCTCTGGAGTAGTTACCGAATTAAATCCTGCCTGCGTCTGGGAAAAGTAAGGAGTGGTGCTCAAATTCACAGACACACCAAATCTCATACCTGACAAATAATCACTTGCCTGCGATCTTGCCATTTTCTAAACCTCCTTTATTGCATCTTTGCAATCATGATTGCAAAACCTTCATTTATTACTTATGAAGCGGTCTTTGTCTTTTGCTGAAACCTTACAACAATGAATTCACCTGGCTTATTCGGAGCTACTCCAATGTCTATATACACAATGCCCTGCTCAATGGACTCTGGAGTGTTGTTTGTATCATCACATATTACAAAGAATGCCTCATCAGGAGTGTTTCCTGCAAAGTAGCCCTGCTCAAACAGGAACTTCAAAAAGCCATTGATCTGCGCTGAAATCTGCAACCAAAGGTTAGGTCCATTGTTCTCAAAGGGCACCCAGAACAGGGCATTATAGACAGACTTTTCAAGGAATTGGAAAAGGCGACGGGCATTGATATACCGCCATTCTGAATCAAGAGACAAGGTTCGAGCACCCCAAAGGGCTATGCCAATGGCAGCATGCGATACAATTGGATTGATCCTCGCTTGGTAAAGCACATCCCTTTCGCCTTTAGTCAATTCTCTTTCTATTCCAAGACACCAACTAAGCTGTCCGTCATCCAATCCCGCAGGCACTTTGCCCACATTCTTGTTCGTATCTGTATAAGCATATCTGCCTGCGATATGTCCCATTGGCGGCATCACTATAGGTCTGCCGTCTCCAAGCGGGTCGGGAATCTTCACCCAAGGATAATAACAAGCACCATAACTAGTATTGCGCCGCAACTCATTCCTTACCCAGTTGATAGCTTTCTGCGGTGTATATCCTTTTGGCGGCACATGGATGGCAAACAGCAATTTGCTCTGCTTACAAAGGTCATCTATGTCTCTAGCTACAGTGGTATCGCCCGCAAAGTCGGGCACAGCTACCTGCATAATCTCATCTACCTTGAGAAGCGCATATATCCCTTTATATTCAGACTGCAAAGATGGATCAGTAACCTGCGCCCGTGTAATAGGATTAGAACCATCTGCGCCATCTGCCAAAACATTGTCCACATTGTCCACAGGCGGCTCTTTAGCATAATAGCAAACAACATCACTGCCAGCACTAGAAGCCAGCCAAAAATCTATCTCACCTGTAGCATAATTTATTGTATGCTCTTTTGATGAGTCTAAAGCATTTGTCCCATTATCAATAAGATGTCCATATCCATCATCATATATAGTTTTCTCTTCGCCACCAAGTGTTACTGTAATTCTTATTGAATAAGGAATGACAGGTGTATTAGCCAAAGTAGCTGTAATATGCTGTGCACCCGTGCTGGCAATAGTTTCACCATCAATATAAGTGCCCTGCAAGCTTGGCGGATTGTAATATTCATTATTCATATCAATTCTAATATATTGCGATGAGTTGTTTATAACTCGATCTGCTGCCGATTTGTGATCTGGATCATCAAATACTAGCGCCTCAAAGCTTTCAACTACTTGATAATTCCCTTCCTCATCTTTCTGGGCTACTACTAAATCAAATCTAGAATATTGCCCTGTCTGGGGATCAAAGTAGTTAGAATTGCCGCTGATCTGATAAGCCAAATCATTGCCCCAAGCACCAGGATTTGCCGCTGTGACCTTCCAAAGATATTTGAAAGTCATCGTAATCGGTTTATCATTCTTAGGCGCCTCTGTAAATTTCAAATTTATAACACCAGTCATATAGTCTATAGTAGATTCGCTTTCATTTATAGTTCCATTCTCTTCTTCATTCTTTATATGCCCATTGCCATCATCAATGCCATGTCTTTCCTCGCCCGATGCAAGATAGTAAGTTATTCTTACTGTATTTTTTCTTATAGCTAACTTGTCTGGATCAACAGTTGCTATAAATAGCGTAGAGCCACCTTCATTGTTTTCCGCTATAGTAAATTCTGCTTTTGCATCCTCAGCAGTTGCTGCATCAGTCCTTGCTACCCTCACTATATATGCCCGCTTGCCGCCATTGGCAAAGAAAGCATATACAGTATGCGCCAGCCAAGAATCCCTCGTAAATCCCCCAAACTTCTCCACAAATTGATTCCAACTTGTTACCAAAGTTGCCTCATCTACAGGTCCTTTTGGTGCCCAACCTACCACTCCAAAATTTGAAGTCGATACCGCCGCAATTACCCTCTGCCCGCTTGGCTTTTCCTCTATGTATATCCACGGACTCAAGTATTCAGGCATTGTAAACCTCCTTTCTATTCATTAACCTTCCTTATGCATTATATCAACATTAACTACCTCTTTCAAAGATTTGCTGGGGTCAAAGGTCTTCATAGGTTCTTCAGGTAACAGGTCAATTTCCCCCATTACTCGTATTGATACGCTGAATCCCAACACTCGATCTGCCACATCTGCTATTTCATCCAGCACAGAAAACCCTTCTACTATAGCATCATAGCTTCTAATATCACCCTCAGAATCCACTACTTTAATGTATTGCTGGGGCAAAAGCTTTGATTGCAGATATTCAAATATCTTGTTGACCTGCTGGCGATACCTAGCATAACACTGAACATCATAAGAGATATCTATGGGCATTGCTACCCATTGCAATATTCTTTCAGTTGGACCGATTGTTGCCTGCCGCACAAACCTCGCCCCATTATACCTAGACAGTGCCAGCTCATACCCTTCCCGCCTGATAATCACAGACGGCAAAGTGTATTCCTCTAAAATGATCTCAGGAGCTACCATTATCACAGGGATGCGGTCCTTTACCCCCTCTATGGTCAGGTAATAATTATTATCAATGAGTTGAGCGCCTAAAGTCTCAACCAATCCAGCGTCAAAGCTCCTTATGTCAACCTTAGAAAACATTGTTTTTTCAGCTTCTTATACCCATTATCTTAACCTTTTGCTTTCAATTTGCAATTTTGATTGCAAAGATGCCCTGCATTGCTTACCTTACTCCAATGACCATCTTTGTAAACTTGGCGAATTTTTTGGCTTCTGCCGCTGTAAGTGATTTGTAACCTCTAGTTTCAACCCGTGCTCTTTCCTTTTGAGCTTTCTTTTCTATAAGCTGCCGCAATGTGTCACTTATTGAAGCAGTAATTTTTTGCCAAGCTGGTCGCCAAGCTGGTCTGTATTCAAAGCCCCGTCCGCCAAATTCCATCCTTACCGCCGCAAAGGAAAGGTCAAAATTGCCCTCTCCAATGCCTGAATGAGCTTGAATATCATATCCATAGCGCCGCATTAAGCCCGCCAATTCCCTTTTCCGCCGCCTGTTGTATTGCCGCAACCTTTCAGCTTCCCCCCTAGATACAATTGAAAACCTTATCATACTGTTAGGTGGTGGTGGCGGTGCTTCATCCAATACCCACCTGCGCCAGTATATTGGCAAAAACCTCTTATCAATTCTACGAGGTCGATATATCACTACAACTCGATCTCTATACTCAGCAGGGATGTGCCTCTGCACAGGAAATAGCCCCACACCGTAACCTTCACCGCCGTCAACCTCAAATTTATGCAGAGAACGAATATAATCTGCTTTTATCCGACTGCCAGATACTCTATCTAACACTGTTTCATACATTTGCTCTGTGGTTGCCTGCGGCAATACACCGCCGCAAGCCATTCAAACAACCCTTCCTCCAGTCCTTCTATCTTTGAAGTATCTACCTTAATGTCAAACATTGCCGCCGCTCAACTCATTTAGCCTTTGCCTTTCTGGTCTTCTTTTTAGTTCTAGCCTGTTCAGCCTTCTTAACTAAATACTTACGCAAAGCCTTCTTCTCAAGCTTCTGGAAAAACCGAGTGCGCTGCTGTAGTGTCTTGATTATCTGACTCGTCATATCTTGCTCTTTTGTTCGAGTGGGTCTGAACCCCAGCTCTTTCTCTATCAGGTCTTTCCAAATGGACACAACCAACTGGTAATTGGGCATATGATGGTAAGGTCCCCAGACAAAAACCTTGTCTAAATACTTTTTGAATACTATATCTACTGCTTCCCACCAATAGTCTTCAGCAGCCTGCCATCCCGCCGCCACCAATTCCCTGACAAACTTTGGCGGTCTAAACACATCCTCTTTCTTTAAGGACCCCCTCTTAATCATATCAATAAGAGCCTTGGACCCATATTGAGGATTTCGCCAAGGCTCTGCTATTATCTTGTTTATATCTACCTCTTTTTCTCTTTCTCTAGCTTCTCTTATTCCTGTTATTCCTGCAATTCCCCACAAAACATCTCTTATCTGCTCAGCTAAATACCTCATTTCCTAACCTCCAGCTTGCCCCTATACTTAGCTTCTATAAATGCCTTATGTTTTTCACACAACCCTAGATATCTATGCCCATCTGTTATTACAAAGCTTGCGGGCTCGCCGCAAATGTAGCAAAGCCGCTTCAGGGTCTGGGCATCTAACCCTCTATATTCAGGAAATAGGCGGTTGCAGGTAAAAGGACCGCCGCAATTTTTTATGCCGCAGCTTATCTCACCCCGCATCAACGCCTGTCGATAATGCCAACAAGTAGAACATAGGAATATCACTGAACTATCATCAACTCTTTTAGCCTTTACGGCTTGCCTCAAACCGTCCATCTGCTTAAAATCACTCATCAGTCCTTTCCTCTATCTTTCTTATGGGGGCAAATTTGGAGTTATATACCCCTCTGGCAAAAACAACATTTTTGACACCTTTGGCTATTCCCTCATAGAAAACATGCGTAATATCATAAGCCCGATTGATAGGTCCCAGCATCTCTACAACATCTCCTACCTTAATTAAAGGGGCTTTTTCAAAGCTGCTTCGGGCAAATACAAACTCTACTTCAGAGGAGAAAACCCGCCCTTCTTCTCTTGCCTCTGTTGTTGAATCACTGCTTCTCATAATGCACTTCATAGAATAAGGACCTGCAAACTCGGGCTGCTGAAACCCCTCATTCAAAGGTTCATCATATAGAGGATCACGGTTAAGACTATCATTGATAGCGGCACTCCAGAGCTGGCAGGGCATACCATACAAGGTAATATATTCAGCCGCCCACTCATGCCATAACTTGCTATCCTCTTGCCAAGCTTCAAATAGACTGATCATTGCTCTGCTTTATCCCCAGAATTCTATGGATTTAGGTTGCCGCCATTCCCCGCAAATAAATCGTTCTTTGTCTTTCTGATTATTAAACACTATCAGATATTGCCCTGACTTAACCTCATTTTCTAACTCTACCTTTTGCCCTTCGGCAAAGGCGAATTTGCCATCTACGATGACCTTCAAAGCCGCATTGTTATACAACACACCAACAAGCTGGTCTGCCAGAGAACTAAGATAAGACCTTTGAGCAGACTTCAAAGGTTCTACATCTATAGTTTCTATATGGTCATGGGCTCTGCGGCGGCGGCGCTTTTTGCTCAATGCTATTATTTCTGAAGGTGTTAGCCGCTTCTTGTTTTTGGGATCAACTCCACATGCTCGCTTCAGAACAGAATAAGCTATTGCCAAAGCTTGATCATGGCGGTCAGGATATTCCTTGAACAGTCTTTTCACATTAGCTTTAAAAGCATCCATAGAGCATCTTTTGTCAAGCGGCATTTCCTTCACCTTTTGCAATCGGATTGCAAATTATTCCGCCGCCTCAAACCCTATATCTGCCAATGCCGCCTGCGCTGCCTCAATTTCATCTCGCTCGCCCATCACAATCACCTTGCTGTCCTGTATATCCACATTAAACCCCAAGTCCTTGAGATACTCATAACATTCTTGAGCTTCTTCTGGTGTCTCAAATTCCAACTGAAGCTTTGATACTTCTTCAACTTGTTCCTTTGTTTTTATCGTTTCGCCTCCCGCCATTCCCATAACCTTTTTGGCGGCATTGACTACCTCTTGGAAAAACTCTTTGATCTTGTCATCTGCCTCAAAGGCACTTGCCAAACCTTTGAGCAACTGAGCAACTGCAAATGCATCTTCTTTAGTCTTCAATTCTCTTACCGCCAAAGATGCCAAAGCTGCCTTTGCCTTTGCGATAGGATCTGCCATCGCCAAACCTCCTTTCATTTATGTAATGCCGCTTTTCATTCGTGTCATGTTACCAATATTCCCATGAGTGAAGCCTTGCTTCTAATCCACTCATCTAGTTTATCTTTAGCGGTGCGCGCCTCATCTGCCAACCTATCAGCATCTAGCTCGGTCTCACCCGCAGGCAACGCCACGGACCGATACTTGCCCCGAATTGCCACCAATATCTCTTTAGCCTCCGCCAGAGCATATTCCATGAGTGCATCCAAATCCGCCTTGTCAATGTCATCTATGTCCTTGATTTTGCTAAGATACTTATAAACTATCTTCATTCCCCCAATACTATTGCTGGGGGTCGGATATATTCTCAACTTGTGCTCAGCAGGGATATATTCCCAGCCGTGCTCCCAACCTAGATATTTTCGTAGGCTTTCCATTTGAACTTGAGCGGCAATGAAACCCGCCATTTCCTGTCGCACAAGCCGCCAGGGAAATCCTACTTCAAGCGCCCCACGCCCAGGCAATAGCGGCAATCTCGGAAAGTAGATGTCAACTACATCTATAACATCCTCATCCAAGATATATTCGTTTTGCCCCGCCACAAGGGTCAATTCCGCTTCCTTCATAACCCCCCCAATATTAGCCTCATACCATATTATCGCTTTCTGAACCGCTTGATCTAGCTGCTCATCTGATAGTTCTACATTTATGGCAGGATACCCCAGCTTTTCCCTGATCCATTGCTTTATATCATTTCGGGTCATTGCCAATCATTTTCATTCTACTAGTAGAGATTATCCCCTTCTGCGGCGTCTTCTTTTGGGCTGTTCTGGTTTTTCAGCTTCATTGCTATCTTCTGCGGTGTTCTCTTCACCTGTCATATTACCTGTTATATTTTCAATATTTTCAGGATTTTCAGGAGCTTCTTCTGCCACTGATTCTGAAGCTGCCGCCACCTCCGCAGGTGCTTCTGATTCAGGAGACGCCGCCATTTTCAAATTTGCCGAAGTTGTGCCTTCAGGAGCTTCTTCAGGCGTCGCTTGAGCTGCTTGAGAAGCAGACTGTTCCTCATCAGGTTTCACCTCCACCAGTAGTCCTGATCTTACAAAAAACTCCATTACTGCGGGATCACCCTCCAGCAGATCGTCATCCTTTACCAACTTGCCATTAAAGTAAAAGTTAGCAACCTTTGAACTCTTTTTGTAAAGCGCCATTACATTTCCTCCATGTGAGCAATAAGGTGAACAATAGAAAGAAAGGGGCAGCAGGTCAATAAAACCCACTGCCCCGCCGCCCTTGTCAATTATAGATTCTGAACGGTTACTGTGCCGTAGTAGTAATCACGCAGACGCTTATTGGCATAGCGACTGCGAAACAGCTTTTTCGCCTTGCCATCATCAGGATCAATGAAGGTCTCAATCGAAGTAACAGGCACATAAGGCAGATGAGCAAATCCCGCATCGAGGAAGCTCGGACCTTTGAATCCAACAAGGATAGTATTAGAAGCCAAGTAGGGGTCTTGATAGACCAGCCACTTGTTCTGCAAAGTTCCAATTTTCCAGATGCCGAAAGTGCCTGTGGTTGGAGTGAATGAAGTCGGGGTAACTACACCAGACTGGAATTTTTCTGGAGTTTCGGTTTCAGGCGACCAGAAGAACGGCTGGTAATCACCATGCGTGGAGAGCTGCTGGAATACTACAGCTATATCAGGCGGCACAATTATGAAGTTAGCGGGACCTCTCTTGTTCCGCTTGTGAATTGTATTGGCAACCTTCGATATGGCGGTAGTAAGCGTTCTGAAGTGGTCATGCTGGGTAATTCCAGAGGGCACGGTGGCATCCCAAACAACAGAGATGCCTGAAGCTGCCGCTGCTACCAACAGATGCTCTATGATTTCCCTGTCGATTTCCAGAGAAAGCTGGTTTGCGGCATCTTCAATGAACTCACTTTCAATATCCAGTCCCCAATAAGCCATCATGTCTTCAGCCGCTTCAGGAGTCCAGATGATTTTTAGCGACCTATCCTCAACTCTAACTTCTTCCATTGAGATGTCATAGCGAATGGCAGGCCGCTTTTTATTGCCCTCCATCACATACTTGTAATCTACAGTAACAGGAGTATTGTTGTCGGGGGCACTCTTGAAGGTGACGCTAATAGCGCCCGTTGCATAATTGATTGTGCCCGAATCTATCTGATCTCCTAC